GAACTTACGAAGAAATAGCGGCTGACCTGCTTTACCGTTAGTTGCTGTNTCAGGCCANANAAGNGCGTTACCTGTNTCANCATCNGTAGCTGCAAANGGNNTATTNGGNGGTGCAGGGTCNATNTACATCTTCTTGACCCACCAGCCACCTACCCCTCCGGGGTTTCCTGTGCAGCGCATGTATGCGTTGATCTCTGGGTCCGTTGTACGAAGCCTAGAACGCAGATACTCCCATACATAGGGTGTCGGGTAGTGCGTAATCTCGTCAATGCCAATCCAAGTAAAAGCCTGTCCTTGGTAGCGGGTTACGTCCTTATCCTTGTCGAGGTAGGAGAACCATGCCGTAGCCCCGGACGGGAACTGCCACATGGCTTTTGACTCTCTAAAGATGGCACCGGGAAAAGCTTTTGGATAGAGTTGTTTACTTTTATCGACCAGTTCTGTAAGCTCATCCAGAGTGCGACGAATAATAAGGGCGCGATGATTGGGATTGCTACAGTAACGAAGCAGATCAGCAAGAAGAGCATAAGACTTCCCACCGCCAGCAGCGCCACCGTAAAAAACATCCCTTTCAGGACTCGCCAAAAAGTCAGTCTGTGGCCCAGAGTTTGGTTTGAAGATAACCTCTGCTTCATCCTCTACTAACTCCCTTACGGGTTTTGGTACATTCTGTAGTGTGGTATCTTCAATAACTTTAGCACCATTCTTGTTGAACAAAGCCTGTTCAACCTTCTTGATGCTGTCTTTCTTTTCCTTGGCCCGAGATGCTTTCTTCTGCGCCTTCTTCTTAGCCTTGTCCGCATTACGGACTGCGGCGGCGGATGCTCTTCGCGCTCTCTCTTTTGCAGAGACGCGGTAGTTACCCTTCTCGCCCTCGGCTAACTTGGGACGACCCCGCTTACGTTTGACAGGCTCTTCTCTCGCATCAGCCTTATCCACCAAAGGCGGGTGGCTTTCTTCGGATATTCTTTCTATGCCTTCGCTCTGGTGATCTAAATCGTCCAAGTGTTTTACCCTTGTGAAATACTATCTTGGTATTTCCTGCTGTCTTTCTCTTTTTTACTGCCATTACTTTAACTTTGGTTTACGAACTCCGCCGCCTTTTGCGTACTTTTTAACGGTGCCTCCCCGCGCTATCCTCTGCCCTTTTGGTTTTGGTGGAGGTGGGGGTGGCTCCCTCTCCTGATATCTTTCAAGCGCCCGTTCTTGCATACGCTTTGTAAGTACACGCGCCTCTTCTGGCGTCAGGTATCTTGTATCTCCTTGGGGTCCATACTTTTCAACTGCTCTAGAGAAAACACCGTCCTCATATCTTTTTATAGACGCAGGGTCTTGTGGAACGAAGTCTTCTCTACTGTAATCCTTTTGATTTTGTATTTTTAATTCTTCTAGATTACGCAATCTTTCATACTCTTCACGCTCTATTTCACGCTCTCTTTGATCATAGTATCTTTTACGCTCTTTTTGATTATAGAAATTAAAAATTTCTTCTTTAATATTAGCCATAAATGTCAACTTTTTCGTTTGTGATTAGCCCACGGTCTATTGCATATGCCTTTACAATAAAGTCCTCTACGAGCTTTACCTCTACAGTTTTATAAAACTTACCCTTGCCACGGATGTAGCAGGGGTAGCTCAAGGGTTTTCTGGTTCGTGAAAGTTTAACTTCTACGAAGATTTTATTCATGGTCTATGATAACAGGGTCCACTTGCCCCGACTTCGCGGGGAGAAGAACCACTCCGTGTATAGCAGTAACATTATGTTCAACCTTATCATGTTTGCCCACTCCTACCCGATTGAGGATAGATTCCGCTGCTTTGATACGCTGTTCAGCGCGTGGGGTTGTTCCGTCATCGTCCAGTGCATTTACCAGACCCGCTGCTGCTTTTACAGAGTTAGCGGCTAACATGTTCTTTGCTCTCTGTACGATTTCATCGGCTAGAGAGTTCATAACTGCTTTACCCGTGGTTTCGCAGTAACCGGCTACACGCAGTGCTGCAGCGTTGTTGCCACCATTATCCATGAGTGCATCAAGATACGCAAGCTGTTTTTCCGTTAGCTGGCGCTTCTTCTTCTTCTGTGCGGGTAGGAGTCCTTCCTGTGCCATCAGTAACGTACTTTACGTACTCCACCGCCATGAGCGTATTCTTTAACCTTACCACCACCCATCATGCCTGTAACCCTGTTACGGTTCATTTCCATAAGGCTCTGCTGCGGGTTCTGCTGCATGGTGCCAGCACCCATGATCTTGTTTTTATCGGGGGTACCTGTCTGTACCATTGCACCACCATAGGCTGCTTTAGCCGTCTTTGCAGCTTCCTTGAAGTTCTTGGCAGTAGGCGCACCTTTAGCCCCTACCTTACGCATCTTCTCTCCAGAGCCAGCGGCTATGCGTTTGCGTTTCTGTTGAATGTTATAGTATAGTCCTTTTTTTTCTGGCATTAGCACTTCCACCTTTTTCTTGCTTGTCTGATACGGCTATTGGGATTAGCCGCTGCCTTGGGAAACTTCTTCATCTGNCCTGCAGAACGGGCGCAGTATGACTTACGCCTCTTTGCNGCNTTACTCCCCGCCTTTACCTTGCCGGTCACTGCACCTTTTAGCTTGGAGCCGGGATTAGCCCTGCGATATGCCTTGATACCCTTCTCGGTCATTCCAGCGCCCTGCTTAGTCGGTCGCTTCATTCCTGAACCTTTGGGCATCTTGGGCTTGCGGACGCCACCGCCCTTTGCATACTCCTTACGGCTAATCGCTGCTACCTTCTCAGATTGCCGCTTGTGCATCTGTGAGGCTTTGGTTAGCTCCTTGGAGATTTGCTGGAGTTGTTCTTTGGCTGGCATTACTTCATCCGGGGTTTGCGGATAGGCCCACCCATGTTGCGGTTCATGGCATAAACTTTACCACCACCAGCTTTCTTTTGCATTTTTCGCAACTCTCCCTCTTGTGATAGGGGGGTTTTTGCTTCGGGTAAACCCAGCGCATCTTCAACTGAATCTAATCTGTCTAGCAAACTGTCCTTGGCGTAGAAAGCATATTTATTATCGCTGTCTTTTTTAAGAACTTTGTTTAGCTTTGTAATTTCATTAAGAAGAAGCTTTTTCTTAGCAGGGTAGTAGCCCCCTTTTCCAGTTTTAGATTTAAAATCTTTTGCAGAAAGTTTGTCATTTGCTTTGTTAAAGCTTTCTAAAAATTTATTAGCCATTACTCCATCTCCACCGTTGGTTCTCCCCACTTATTACTCTTGTACATATTCTTGCACTTGCATTTGCCACAGGAGCATGAATCACAACCACCAGAGCCGCAATGACACGACTGATCGTCGCAGGTGCAGTCTACACAGTTGTTGTCCGTGTCATTCAGCATGATATACGCCCCGAAAGGCCCTTGATATGGAGACATTGTTATGTTTTATGAAAATGCAGCCAGAGCAGTCTTATCTCAACACTCTCCATTTGTAAAAACATATATATTGTTGATGGAGTGTAGACAGACTAATAGCTGCTAACTATATATTATAGCGAATATATCAAGGTTGTCAAGAAAAAAATTACATTTAGTGCATTTTTTACTTGACAGATTTGAAATGAGGTGTATAATAAGAGTTAACTCTTCTCCCCACCGCTAATATATACCCCTACCCCTTAATATTAGCCCATATTGTAATATAATTACCCAAAATTGTAATATAATTACAAAGAATACCCCTTGATTAGCCGCCATTAGTCCTAAAGCATTGAAAAATAATACAAAATTATTAAAAAGGGTAAAAAATAGTAAAAATATACCGGGGTTGCATACGGTATACCTACCCCCCCGGGTGGCCCATGCGCGCCCGCGCGCGTCAAAAATTCTCAGACATTTTTTTATCCATAATATACATTGTGCGTTTGGGCACCGTTTCGCGACTAATAGCCCATCACCAGCCACTGCAGACCCCCAACTAATATGCGCCTCATCCGCGCGTTGTTTTTATCTCTGAGAAGTTTTGCACCGCCTCTTTTGTTGTGCTTTGAGGGCGCAAGGGCGTGCAATACCGCCCACCTGATCCGGGCGTTTATATTCAAAAGCGCAGCGATATCCAGACGCTAGGGATTATTGCAGGCAAAAAAAAGGCCCCGGTGAAGGGGCCTAAGTTTATTCTGGAGGGGTTGTTTATACTGAGGTTATTGAACTGTGAAGAGTAAATCCCGGTTCCATGAAACAGGACAGGCGAGTGCTTCGCCCGGTGTCATCTGTCGCGGTGATGTTAACCACCGTGAAATCCATGCCTTCCTCGGAACGCTGGAACACCTCTTTATCGATGGCAATAGCAGTGATGTTGTGAATGGATAGTTTCGCGTTCATAGGAATAACTCCGATCCTGTTATGCAGCC